AATCTGCATCTCGTGTTGTTTTCTTTAATTCTTGGTTTAACATTTTAACAGCAATATGGTTCTTTCCAATAGCCTTGCCTGTACCAGCAATAGCATTTCCATTAGCATCAAACTTGCGTCCAACTGTTAATGGACGAAGAGAACTATCTATAGCAGACTTTAAACGGTCAAACTCTGTTTTCTTAAGCATTGGGATATATTGAGCGATAGCATCCCAGTAAGCCATACGAAACTCTGGACCATAGTTAACATTGTTTTCAATGCGGGTAGATAGATTAAAGAACCAGTTAGATGCACGATTAAGAACACCAAGGCTTTGCAGTTTAGCATAATCGCTTGCGCCAATTACTTTAGCAGCCTTCAGATCTTCTGGAGTAAAGTTTCTATAAAGTGCAGATTTAAGTGCTACTGTATACTTCTCTGCTTCTTTCATAGGGTCAGTTCCAGCCTTGACAGCAAAGCGTGGCATATTAATTGCTTCTGCTTTACCATTAGGTCTAGTAACTAAAGTTTTTCCAGTAGCAATAAGTTCACGCAATAATTCATTACCACCAGTAACAGTATTGACTGCTGAAAGAATAGAGTCACCATCAGCACCATCTACACCAAAAAGATAGGAACGAAGATTGTATTCGTTAATGTTTCCTCGAGATACACCAAGAGCGGGTTCATTAAGTAGGAAAGAGAAGTTACTTTCTCCACCAGTTTTTTTAGAACCACCGATAAGCCTAGAGACTACACTTCCTGGTTTATCTGCATCTCGTATAATAGATTTAACAAGAGCAGTTTTATCAGCCTCTGTTATTGCTCCAGCAACTTTACTAACAAGTTCATCAGTATGATATCTTTGCAATGTCATCGCTAAAGACTTATAGAAAGCAGGATCTCCAGGAAGAACAGTACGATAATAGCGCCCAGTCCATAACAATCTAGGATCGTGAGAACTCATTTCACGAGTCATCATAGCCTGATATCCAAGAACACCTTCACCTACAGCCTCATCAAGCGATGTTGATGTAAATGATTTATCTAAAACATCGTTACTGTATTTAGAACTTCTAGCCAAGAACTTTTGGAAAGCATTACCTTCTGAGTCACCAAGAACCATAGCAAGATATCCCATAGGATGATTAAAGAATGATTCGTGACCGGCAAAGAATTGACGCATCTGCATTTCTGCAACGTTGCGTAATATGTATGATGCTCTGAAAACAAGTTGTAGAGTTCTCCAACGATCACCAAACTCTGAGGAGAATACGCGACCAGCCTTCTTTGAGCCATAATATATTTTATGTTTACTATATGATTCTAGTAAGTTTTTAACTTCACGACTATCAGGAAGTTTCAACATATCGTCAAGGAACTGATGCTCAAGGAAAGCGCTAGGAAGTTCTTTCTTACCGCCACCACTTAAGATAACAGTAGGAACACTATTTGTAGCCTGTTTGCCAGGAAGGTATTCGTTGTTAATAATCTTAGCGCGACCGTGAATACGAACTTCGTTCTCAAGAATCTTTGTTAACTCAGGATTGCCAGTATCTTTAGCCATCTTTGATATAAGTTCTTGGAATCCGTTCATAATTGCTGCGGAACGTTCTTCTGGATTCTTTGCTTTAATAATATTTTTTAATACAGAATCTGTATCTTTAATGCTAAAACCTGCAGAAGTAGCCCAACTTTCTACAGAACGAACAGCAGCATCAGCATCATCAAGGTTGATAACCATTTGTCGAACAAAGTATCTGCCAAAATATTCTTCACTCTTACGAGCAAAGTCAATAACTTTGTCACTAACTGGTGCAACAAGTTTAAATCGTGGACTTGTTTTTAATCCTGATGCTTGCATCCGCAAGGACAAGGAACGGTATAAAGTAGGATCATCAACTTGTGAACCAAGATGTTGAAGAAGTGTTCTCTCAACCGCACCAATAGTTTCAGCATTGGCTAAATCCTTTGCAAGGTTTAAATCAATCTTACGACCAAAGAGTCTCCATATTTCTAATGGATCTTTCTGGTCAGCAACAATTTTAATAACATGGTCAAAGTTTTTACCTAAAATAAACGATAACGCTTTCTCCATATTAGGTGCAATCTTGCCACCCATATATGCAGTCATACCGCTTTCAGCAAGTAACCATTCTTTATAGGCATCTTGAGCATTATCAACTGTTTGTTTTAAATCTAAAAGATGACGAACATCCTGGTATTCTGATTCGTTCATAATCTTTTTAACAATAGTAGGATCTGCTTCACGCATACTCTTAATAGCATTAACTTCTTGTATGCGCCTATAGTTTTCTTTGCTTGCTTCCCTTGCTTCTTTTAATGCTTGACGTGTTTCAAGAACAGCATTCTTCTTATTAACAATAGCATCTTCAAGTTTAACAATTGTTTGAGCACCAAGTCTAGGAGCCATAGTTCCGTCAAGGATCTTGCTCATATTAACTTTACGACCAGCAAAAGATGCCAAGTCTATGATAGCACTACCACCAGTTTGACCATAGATAGAATATACATTGTCAATAACTTCAGGTTTCCAGATATTTTTAATAGCCTTCATTAAATATTCTGTTGCTTCTGAAGTTACAGACTTCTTATCTAATGTTGCTGCTTTTGCTAAAACAGTTGATAAACTTGTTTCACCTAAACCAACATGGAATCTTGGGTCAAGTTCTTCAGCAATCTTTCTCAAATTTTGACGAGTTGCCCAAGATATACGAGTACTATTTCCGCCACGTTCAATTTGTTGTTTAAAAGATAAACGTCGAGATATTTCTTTTTCTGTTTCTTTAGCACCTTGAGGTAGCGTATTATCAGCAATATCTAATCTTCTAAGTTCTTTATCAGCAACTTTGGTTAGAACAAATTCATCTTTACCCATTGCACCAAGAACAGTTTTACCTTTATCAGGTAATTCTTCAACAATAACATGTCCCGCTACAGCCTTAGCGCTATTTATTTCAGCAGCAGACATTCTACCAAGGCGTCTAATGATAGAAGGTTGTGTATTATTCTTAACAGTATCTAAAATAATGTTACCGATATTATCATTAGATAATACTTTAGATGCTTCTGGAGAACCGATAAAAGATTTTTCTAAACCAATACCAGCGGTATGGATGCGCTTTGTTCGTTCTACTTCGGCAGCATGGAAGTCTGCTTTAGCCTGTAATGCTTCTTGTTCTTTATTAACAATATCGTCACTAAAATCACGACGTATTTGACCTTTAGCATCAGTTAATGCTTTTTCTGCTAACTGTTTTTGTCCTAAAGTTTTTAAACCTATAGCAGTATCTGCTGTTTTTATTTCCTCTGCAGCAGCACGCGCAGCAACAGCCTTCTGTCCAATCTTAGCAAGTTTGCTTGCTTGCAAAGTTTTAGTAACAATACCAGGACCAACATATGTTGAAGGGTCAGCAGCAATAGAAAGTACTGCGTCAACAGCACCTGACATAATTTTATAGAAATTACTGTTAGGATCAGCGCCTAAACCATTAGCAGTCATTCTACCAATAGTAAAAGACTTACCATTTATTTGACCATATGCACTCATAGCCTTTGCTTGAGCACGACTGATCTTAGAATCTGGGTTAATGAAGAAACCATTACCAGTATCTACACGTTGACCGCTGGTTAGTGCTGAAATTATTTGACCAATATTGGTTTCTTTAGAACCAAACACTCCAAGCAAAGGATTATCTGCTTTTACTTGTGCGCTTTGACCATGCGTTAAAGCATAAATGTCCCGTACTTCTTTAGTAAAGTACTGGTATGGTGCTTGCAATACAGCAAAACCTGTACGAACAACGCCTTTAAATCCACCATATAGCATATCTGCTACTGATTGTGCAAAGTTTTTATTATCTTTAGATTTACCAGCAATTGCTTTAAGGTTAATATTGTCTTGTTTAAGTTGAGCAATACCGTCCATTGTAGCAAGTTTGTCAATGCCTGGAGTATTAGCGTTTAAACCTTGCATAACTGCAGCAATAGCCAAGTCTTTAGACAAGTTAGGATACTTTGAAACAATACTATCAAAGTCTGCATGTTGTTTAGTGCCAAGAGTTGAAGCCATTGCTGTAACTTCACGTTCATAATACTGTTGATTATTTAACGTTGGTGTAGCAACGCCCTGCTTGGCTACTTTAGTAGGGTCAAATGCTGGCATTAACGACCCTCGTTGTAAAACATTTCTAGTACCCTACGTAATTGTGGTGTAGGATTGCTCATATATAATGCTCGAACATAAACAGAGGCAGGATCAACAGAATCTGGTGGTTGAACAATTGCTTCAGGACCAGGACCAGGAGTACCAAAACCAACTCCAGCAGTTATTGGTTCTTCTGGTCGTTGTGTTGGATCAAATGCACCAAAGTTAGGTACATCAACCTTAGGTGTAAAGTCTGTTGGTTGTACTTCTGGAACATCAGTTGAAGCACTTTGACGAAGTGCTTTTAAATCTTTAACTTGACCATATTTGCCTGAACCCATTCGTTCTATTTGTGAAGATTTAGACAAATCTGTCCTTTTAGCATATGGTCCAGGACCGGCAACAGGTGCAGTATTTTTCATCAGTCGTCTTCCTCTTCATTTTCATAAGCAAGTTCTTGAGATACAGCGTAATTCAACATGCCGTCATATTTCCAAGGTGCGCTAGCACCATCGCTCCAGGCTGATATTTCATAATTGTTTTCGCCATCAATCCATTCAGCGATAATGAACCAGCCGGTGCATATCTTTCCGTTTTTCTCCCCCATTTTTCCGAGGATTCCATTGATCTTATCGTTGTACTCCTCAGCCATGATGTTATGCTCCTCGTATTCCAGCCAATATTTGATCTAAAGATTGAGGTTGTTGCGCTGCTGGAGGAGTAGGGGCTCCAGCAGGAGCCGTTTCAGGAGCGCCTGGGGACGGGGGCATTTGCTCAACTGGGGCTTGAGTACCTGCTGGAGCCATAGTAGGCGACCCTTGCTGTGCAGGTGGTTGTGGTGGAGTGAACACAGCAAGAGCCGCAGTCTCTATAGGTTCGCCTTTACGGCGTCTTTCGATAATATCTGCAATATTACGAATAAGTGGTGACGGGTCCCCGCCCTGTCCAGCCAATTGAGGTATAGCCTGTGCTGTAGATATCAAAGCAGCAGATAGGTTCTCACGCATTTTTTCGATTTCTATGCGCTGTTCTTCAGCCGTCACGTTTAATGCCCAAGGTAATTCTCGTCGAATAAAGTCCTTGGAAACCAAGTCTGCACCCAATGCCTGTAGCGAGAAGATGAGTGCGCGAGAAGGATCAAGTCCAGCCATCAAACCGTAACGTACTTCAATAGTTGTATCGTTCTTGATATCTTTTGATGGGGTATAGTTAAACTCGTATGGTGATCCTTGTGCTATACCTTTAACTGTTTTCTTGAAATCAAATAATGTTAAATCCATCTCGAAACATATTTTGATAACATCTTCAAATGCTTCAGATAGGATTTGTTGTCCTGCTTTGATTTGTGAATCAAACCCACCAAGTAATGCTTGTACGCCTTGTCCTGTAATAATGCTGGCATCAATATTGCCTGTGCGTCCTTCAGGATAGCGTGCGCCTGTTCGTAGTTCTGATTGTAATAGTTGTGATTCTTGTAATGCTGCTGCAGGTATATCTAAACGAACCTTGCCAACACCTTCAGGGTTAGCGGTTCTGATGATAGCATCTGGTCCCATTGGTAGATCGAGAACATCTTGTGGAACTACTAGTGGTGACTGGATTGCTTTTTCTGCTGCTTCCATTGCAAGGTTAGCAAAGCGAGCACGTGCTAATTGTACGAATAGTACGTCATCAAATTGTCCACGTGCCTCATCATCTAATCCTGGTCGTCGTGCGACAACAACGCTACATTTGCCCATAGGGTTTTTTGCTTGCGATAGGATAAGATTGTTTCTGCTTGGTACAAAGAATACGATTTGGTCAGCATCGATATATCGTACGCATTCAACAATATTGTTCATATTGCTTGCGTTCAATCCATCCATGATAGTTTTTTCGTATTCAGGATATTCGTTACAGAGTTCCCCTAATGTTTTACTGTAACGTTTGGCGTACGCCACGCATCGACCGTAGCGGTCATATTCAGGGTATGCACCCATTGGGTCTTCTACACGTATGCGTGGCAATCCTAGTTGAAAGTCTGGTTCTACATGTATTGGTGTGAAACCATATGTAAAATACCAGTCTGCTCCTCGATACATTTGTGTTGCTAATCGAGATAAATATACATAATTGTTTGCGATAAGGCTACGACGGTCAGCAAGTTCTCGTGCCTTATCTGAAGTAATGTTTGTTGTTGAACAGTTAAATGAAGGTAGTGGTGCTAAAACTTCTGCAAGGTCACGTGCAGCAACATCAACAAAGTTGCCAACCATAGGATGTTCCATACCGTCAGGGAAAAGGGTTGGGAATACTTCAACCATTTTACCTTTACGTACGTTCATAATATCTGACATACGAGAATCACGTGCGCTGTTGCGTTGTTTAAGCGCATCAACCTTACGCGCGATTTGTTCTATCGTTAATGCCATTAGTTTCCTTACGTTTAGTATCCTTCTTCATAGTCGCTAACATTTATTTGATAGCGTCTATCTAGTTGGTTCCGTGTTGCCCAACGATTTTTGATATGTGTTTGGCTTGAGGAACCACCTGTGATGATTTCTCTTGCACGTATTTCACAGAACCATAAAGCCATCACACAGTCCGTAGGTCCGCGAGTGTCAGGTTTCCATGTTATTAATTGTTGTATTAAAGACTTGATACCTTCTGAACCTTCCTGTGAAGGAAGTTCAATATGGTTATCTTTTTGAAAAACACTATTGCGTAATGTTCCAAAGAGTTGAGACATTGCTGCCACACCAAAAGATGTGTCCCACTTGTTTTTACCAGTGAACTGGGAAGAGAACCGTACACCTCTGTTCGCTAGATATGTTCTTAAATCATTATCTAACGCGTATGCTTTCTGGTGTGCGTTAATTTCGATACGCAACTCTTGAGGCATATAGAGTGTAACCCAGTCCTCTATCAGTTGCTGAATTTTTTGTGGAGTAGGATCCGACATGTTCACAACATCTAACACATATCGTTTACCTGTTTGCCTATTAACTGAATACATTACTGCACCAGTTCGTCCACTCATCGCTGGATCTAATCCCATGATAGTGTACATGGGTCCTTCTTCTTTAGGATGCCCAGGAACACCAGGTTTTAATGGTCCCCTTTTTCGCATTCCGTTGATCGAACCCTGGACACATGCAGGGGCAAAAATAGAATCCTCTTGCACATCCTGCTGTTGATAGACAAGAGCCCATGATGATGCGTTGACTTCGCTTCTTCTTCTGAAGAGCGCAGGTCCATCCCATTTCGGGTATAAACCATTTTCATCCGGTACAGCATCTTCTGCGCCTTCCCAAGGAATATGGGACTTAGCCCATAAAGTAACCCACTTTTCTGGATTATCGTTAAACTCTAAAACTGCTGGCATAGATAAATATGTGAAAGGTGTTTGTCCACCAACCCAATGGTCAGGGTTACGTAACTCTCGATAAAGATCATTAGGGGCTATACGGGTACCTACAACAAGTAATGTCCCCGTATCCCCAAGACGAGTCACAACATCTTTCTGAATCCAGTTCAAATGTTTAGACCATTCGTGGGCGTTCGTGGTAGTGACCACGTCATCAAGAATAATCAGGTCAGCACGAGAACCAGTGATCTGTCCACCAATACCTAGCGCTTGAACAGTAGGATCCTTCTCGGACGAGTCACGAGCCAGATAGATCCGATCCGAACGCCACATGTCCGAATCTTCCTTCCAACCACCAGAAGGACCATAAACAGCCTGAAGTTTAGCATAACGGTCATTAGAGAGACGTTGCTTAATAGAATACAAATACTCTTTAGCACGTTCCTGAGTTTTAGAAACAATAATGATTTTCATATTCGGATTCATACAAATCCGATACACACAATAGTTCACTGTCACCACAGTAGACTTACCATGCTCAGGAGGCACATTCAATAATAGACGCTTAGACCTAGAACCCCGTTCAAAAGTCATAGAG